GTATGAAAGCCGACTTTTTACAAGTTATGGAAGAATTACTTGATAGTTGGGATTATTATAGTCTAAAGCCTGAGGTACAACGTAAAGTAAAAGCAAGTAAACCTATTACTGAACAAATTGCAAATGCTGCGGAAAGAGATATAATTGATTCTTTAGTAAAAGGAAAAACTAAAGGTGTAAAAACAAGACTTAAAGGTAAAAAACCAGTAGTTAAAAACAAAAAAAGAAAAGCTACACTTAAAAAAAGAAAAGCAAGTAAAAAACCTAGAAAACAAAAATTAAGTGTCCCTCAAAAACTTGCTGTAGCTAAAGCACAGGTTAGAAAAAGAGAAAAGGGAGAAAAAGGAACAACAGCTGCTTCAAATGCTGAACTAATAAAAATAAAGAAATATATAAACAGTAGATTAGGAGCAGAAGTTAGAAGAAATATGGGAAGACCTGCCCTTATAAATAGAACAGGTAGATTTTCAAACTCAGTACAACTACTTAGCTTGACAGAAGGACAAAATAGTGTGATGGCAAAATACACTTATTTATTAAATCCTTATGCAACATTTGAAAATGCAGGACAAAAAAGATGGCCATTAGCTTACAACCCTAAGCCGCTAATAGCTAAAAGTATAAGAAATTTGGCTCAGGGAAGAATTGAACAAAAACTAACAGTTAGGAGAATGTAATGGCGTCTGAATATAGGACAAAAAGAAAAAACATAGTCGATGCCTTAGTTGATGAAATAAAACTAAAACTAAATGGACAATCTCCTTATAATTCAAATGTTTCAAATAATGTACACGGGCACACATTATTTATAGATCAAATAGTCCAGTTTCCCTCAGTATGTGTGGTAGCTAGTGATGAAACAAGAGAATATCAGCCCGACGGATTTAAATGGCGGTTTCTTACTTTAGAAATTAGAGTATATGTTTCTGATGAGACAGATCCGCAAGAAGAATTAGCTCTTTTATTAGAAGATATTGAAAGAGTTATTGATAATAATGATGTTTTGGTATACGACGATACAGTCGATCCAAGCCTCAAAACAACTTCCTCAACTATATTAACTATATCAACCGATGAAGGTGTATTAGCACCACTAGGGTTGGGTGAAATAGTAATACAAGTTAGGTATTAAAGTGAAATTACAGGCAGATAAATATCTTGCTTAGTACTTTCAAAGAAGAAATAGGAGAAAAGCAATGGCTTTAAATCTTTCACGTAATACGAAAGTATTTGTAAGCTCAGTAAACGGAATCCCTACTGCCGGTGGCGGTATCCTTACTGCATATGTAAGTACTAAAGGTACTGGCTATGCTGTGGGTGATATTGTTACTCTAGGTACTACTTCTGGTTCAGGAGCAAACGCAAAATGTACAGTTCTCTCTATCTCAGGCTCAGGTGCCGTAGAAACTGTAGCAATTCCAAACAACTTTAGAGGTAATGGATTTGTTGCAGATGAAACAGCAACAGAAACGGCTGTAGAAAACTATGCTGGAACTAATAATTCTGGTGCTAGTGGACTAATCGTTACTGTTAAAACAGTTACTGGAACAACTACAGCTGACGGAGCAAGGGCAGGATTAGGACGTTTTGTTGGAAACGGTGTAAACGCAAACTGTTTCAGAATAGGTGTATTAGATGGGTATAGTTTCTCTCAAGGAAGTGAATCCACAGATGTAACCATCAACGAAGCAGGTTCATCGCCAAACCGTGGATCTAAAAGATTCAACGACGCGTTACCACCTGCAGAATGGTCTTTTGCAACTTATGTAAGACCTTTTGTTCATGGTTCAGCAAGTTACAGAGCTAATGGAACTTTTGACATGGTTGAAAATATACTATGGTGTGCATTAGCAGGTACCGCTATATCAGATGCTTCTGGTTCAGCAATAGCTACCAGTACTGGTTCAGCAAATGGTGCCCTAGTTGACTTCTTGGAATCTGATGTCCACGAACTTATGAAACTAAATATTTATTTCGCACTAGAGAATACAACTTATCGTCTAAATGAAGCTCAAATCGGAACTTGTGAAGTCGATTTTTCAATTGACGGTATTGCACAGATTACCTGGTCTGGTAGTGCAACTACTATTGACCAAGTAACAGAAGCGTATGATGATCCTTCTAAGTATGTTATCGAAGCGTATGACGCTGATGGCGCTAGTTTAACACATTCTAGTGGCACAACTGATACATATGTAGAGGGCTTTAACTATGCCGATACTACTGGCCCAAGTGATGCAGATTACTTGAGAAACAAACTTTCTAGTCTCTATCTTGATGCAGATGCACAAGGTGGTGGTGCAAGTTCAGGCGGACTTGACAATAGAACTTACGATATCAATATAACTGGCGGTAGTATTACTATCGAAAACAACGTTACATATGTAACTCCAGAAACTATTGGTGTTGTTGACAAACCAATTGGTTCCTTTACAGGAGCCAGAACTATTAGTGGTTCACTAACCATGTATCTTGATACAAAATCTAATGGTTCAAACCAATTACTTACTGACTTGGCAGCTGCAACTGACCTTGTTACCAACGTGTTTGATATGCGTTTGTACATGGGTGTAGCTGGATCGGTTGGTTCAGATGGTGACGCTATGGAGGCGAATGACTTCACAGCACCTGGTGTAGAATTTAATATGCCAAAAGCTCACTTAACTGTACCAGTTATCGAAGTCGGTGACCTAATTTCAGCTTCTGTAGAGTTCGCGGCTCACGGAACAGACCTATTAACAGGTGATGAAATGAAGGTTAAATATCTAGGCTCTACTACGCATAGTGAAACATCTAAGTATGGTACTACGCATAGAGCAAACGCTGCCTAGGTAACTTAAATGTCTTATAGTTTTCTTCGCGAGAGTAAGCTATACATAGTGCATGGCGGGAATAAGTATAGAATATATACTACTTCCGCCATCACTTTTAATCAAACATTTGCGGAAGATGCGTACTCAGTAAAGACTTTGCACGATCAATCAAAAATGTTTGAAGGTTCAAGCATAACAAAAGCAAACCCTGCTACGTTTAGTTTTGATATACCTTTAACAACTGAAAAAGACGAGTCTATAATGGTAGATTTAGCGACAGAGATTAGTACTTCTGTAGAAGCAGGAATAACTAATCAACAATTAAAGTCGTTTGATATCTACGTACAAACTGGAAGCAGCACTTTTAAATTAGAAGGAGCTGTTATTACAGGAGCTACATTTGATTTTGTACCAGAGAACCAATTTCAAATGAGAGTTGAAGGACAGGGTAAAAAACTAACAAGAGCAGGAGATGAATCATTTTCAATCCCAGGTAGTGCTCAATCTGAGTCTGCCACGAGAAATCCTCTCATAGTATATCCATACCTCATCATTGATAGTTTAGATATGAGTAGTATTATAAGCTGTAATCTACAAATTCAAAATGAGATAGCATGGACACCCTACGAAACTCTTAATGATAGCCTTGAAGTAACAAACTCTACTAATGCAATGTTTCCAACAACATACACACTAGGTAAACGTATTGTATCGGGAGAAATACGTCAATACCAAAATGACAATAATGTCACACAATTTGATGATTTTAGTACTAGTAGTAGTTTAACTATAAAAGGTTTTGAAGTAGGAACACCCAGCGATGGAACCCCTTTCTTTCAAATAGCATTAGACCCTGTTATGTATACAGCAAGAGTACAACCTGCTGATGTATATAGTCAGAGTTATGATTTTCGATCTTTAGACAACACCGCACTAGAAACTAGAATTACACAATATTCATAGGAGAATAAAATGGAACTAAAATCCCTATTGGTAGATAGTAAAACTACTTGGGTCGAGTTTCCTGGTCTTAATGGATTTGAAGTTGAACTAGCGAATCTCTCCCGAAAAGAACTTGTTGCATTACGAAAAAGATGCACCTCAAATAAATTTAATAGAAAAACCAGAGCTTTTGAAGAAGTACTAGATGATGATAAATTTGTAAAACAATTCACAGACGCTAGTGTTAAAAGCTGGAAAGGTTTAAAGCTAAAATATTTAGAAGATTTACTACTAGTTGACCTTAAAGACAATGATCCAGAAGGCGAAATGGAGTATACACAAGAAAATGCAATGATTCTTGTAGAAAACTCTAACGAATTTGATAATTGGCTCAACGAGGTAGTCTTTGATTTAGAACACTTTCGTTCAGCAGAGCAAAGAGAGGCTAAAAGAGAAGCTAGACCTATACCTAAAACATGAAGATTTAGGAATGAACAAAGACCAGTATCTCCGAATGTGTGAGCAAACTGGCGAAGAGATAGATTGGGAAAGATGTCCACCAGACATAGAAGATTTTCCAGAAAGTGTATATACTGCAATGAATATATACAACTCTTTAGGAAATCGTGTTTATGGAGATGTGGGTTTTGTAGGAAAAGATTATACAAACTTGAATCTTCTACATAAACAGTATTATGTAAAAGAACATGAAAAAGACTGGCTTTTTGAATTATTACTTTATTTAGAAGGCAGAGCTGTAGAGAGCTCACAGCGCCAAATTAAGGCGGAATACGATAAGATTAAGAAAAAATAAATGGCAAAAAAGACCAAAATAGATATTGAAATAAATGCTAAGGGTGGTGCAAAACTAAAGAAAACCACCCAGCAAACAGAGAAGCATGCTAAGTCATTAGACAAGCAGGCAAAAGCTAGTAAGCGTGCTCATAAGGCAGATACAGCTCGTTATAACCACGAAAAACAAGCTGTACTTCAAACTGCCCCTGCAGCAAAAAATTTCTCAAAAATGTCAAGATCTATGGACGGTGGTACTGGTGCTGGTGGTCTTGTTCGTGCCTACGCCTTATTAGCAGCTAACGTATTTGCGTTAAGTGCAGCTTTTGGAGTCCTTTCAAGAGCCGCACAAGTAGATACTCTTATGCAATCTATGCAAGTTTTAGAACTACAAACAGGTAAATCTGTTACTATTATTGGTAGAGAACTACAGAAAGTATCTGGTTTTGGTATGGATCTTGCAGAAAGTATGAGAGCAACTTCTCTTGCATTAAGTGCAGGATTTGATTCAACAGCAATTAAAGAACTAGGTGAAGTAGCGCGAAATGCTGCTGTATCACTTGGTCGACCTATGGGTGATGCACTTGATAGAATCTTTCGTGGTGTTATCAAAGTCGAACCAGAGCTTTTAGATGAAATTGGTTTATTTGTTCGTGTAAAAGATGCCTCAGCAAAATATGCTTCTGAGTTAGGTGTTGCAGCTAGTTCATTAACAGAATTTGAAAAACGACAAGCATTTGCTGCAGAAGCAATACGACAAGGACAAGAAAAGTTTGAAGCATTTTCAACTGTAGAAACAGATCCTTATTCTCAATTAGCTGCTGTATTTTCTGATTTAGCACAACAAGTTATGTCTTTTGTAAATGTTCCTTTAAAACTGCTTATAGATATTCTTACAACTTCAAAAACAGTTTTAGTAGCTGTTTTTGCTGGTATCGCAGGTGTATTGTTAAAGAAAGCAATTCCTGCAATGGGATTATTTGCGTTAAGCTCTAAAGAAGCAGCAGCTGATGCTGTTGCAGCTAACATGGCATATAGAGAGGATCTTAACTTAGGGGTAAGTGCACAAAGAATCTCTGCAGAAAAAGAGATAAAAATTATAGAAGACAAGGTTAGGAAAGAAAGAGATCTTTTAATGAGAAATCGTAAAGCACAAGTAAAAGATTTTCCAGGACAAACAGGTAAAGGTGGTAAAGCACTTCAAGCAGCAAATAAAGAATTAAATCAAGCTAATTTGCGAGGCAAAAAGAAAATAGAAGCCTTAGAAAATAAAATACTTGCATTAAACAAATCAAAAAGAGCTATAAATAAAGCAGAAATAAAAGAAGTTCAAGCATCTCTAAAAGCAGAAATAGCTGCAGAAAAAGAGTTATTAAGATTAGCTAAACAAAAAAGAAATATTAAAAAAGAATTTCCTGATATAACACCGGGAGCAGGAACAACTGCCGCCAGAGAAGAATTAAAACTTGCTACAAGAGAAGCTACTACAGGTGGTATTGCTACTGCTGTTTCGACAGCAGAATTTTCAGGATACAAAGCTGGAATAAGTGCTTTAAAAGCAGAAGCTACAGAATTAGGAAAAGCTGGCAAAGATGGAAGTATAAAATTTGGTTTTTTAAATAAACAATTATTTATGATGAAAGGTAGAGCTCAAATAGCTACTGTTGCTATTGGTAACTTTATATCAAAAACTATGATTTGGATACAAGCATTTGTAGTGTTATTACCTTTATTCAAAAAAATTCTTGAATTTTTTGGTCTTTGGACAAAAGAGCATTTAGCGTATCAAGAAGCTGCTTCTAAAACTAATGAACTATTAGAAACTTTTAATGATAAAATAATACATAATAGAAGGGCTATGCAAGAATCTGCCCCTGGTAGTACTAAACTTATGGACGCGCAAACTGCTTTGCAAAACACATTTGCAGAAACAAGTCAAGCTATAGTAGATCAAATGGACGCTTTTATGGAAATGAAAGTAAAAGGAAATGACTTTGCAGTATGGTATGAAAATTGGAAATCTGGCTTAATGGGAGACTCCAGCGCTTTAGAAGCTCAAAGAACTTTTTTAACAGGTCTTTTAGGAGACCCTAATGAGGTAAAAGAGCTTGGACAAAGAAATGTAGCATTATTTGAATCTCTTGTAGGTGTTGAAGCTTTTCAAAATTTAATAGATACTGAATCCACAATACAAGATGAAAGATATAATAATATGAAAAAAGCTTTAGATAAACTAAAGGGCATTCAAGACTCATCTACAAAACAAAGAATTATAAAAGGACAACAAGGCGGACTTTTTGATTTCTTATTTGAAGGTATGGCAGGTGGAGATCTTTTAGATATCAATGCAGCAGTAAGTCAAACAGAACAAATGATGGCGGCTATAGAAGCCCCTGTTAAAGAAAGAAAAGGTATTTTAGAAGAGCTTATAGATGTATTTATAAAGGGTGGAAAATTGAAAGAATTTAATAAAAACCAACAAGCTAATGCTCGAGCTGCTACCGCTTTAGATTCAGTTTTAGAGGGAGCTACAGACACAGTTCGTCAGTATTATGATTCTTTTATAACAAAAGGTGACTTAGATAAACCTGTAGATTTGTTTAATCAAGCTATAGGAAAGTTGCAAGATACAACATTAACATCAGGTAAAAGAACATCTTTTATAGAAAGTATTACAAGAGAAGAAAGTCAAATTAGAGCTATGTTAAGCGAAACTAACAGACAAAGATTTGATGCAGCAAAAAGCGAAAGTGAAAGACTACAAATACTTAAAGACCAAAGACAAGAATACATAGAACAACAAGTCAGACTAATAGAGCAAAAAGAAATGCAGGCAAAACTTCAGTCATTTCAAAAATTAACAGCTGGAGTTGCTAAAAAAGTAACTGGATTTGAAAAACAAAGACTAGAAGCTCAGAGAGAAATATTAAAAACTCAAAAACAAATAACAGAATTTAAAACAAAAGAGTTTTTGTCTACTATAGACATGACAGAAACAAGCTTTAATGCCCTCATGGACGAATTAGCAGCGAAAAAGACAGACGAAGAAAGACTTAGGCTTATGGAGGAAAGAGGAACAAACGCTAAAGAAATAGCTGAAGCAAGAAAACACTTTGCAGCTGAAGAAAGAGCGCATTTAGAGTTTGAAGTACATAAAGCTACCGAAGTATTCAAAGCACAATTACAAAGTTTAAAAATACAAAAAGAAAGAGTAGCCGCAGAAGAAAAGCTGTTAGATGCAATAACAAAATCAGCACAATTTCAAGCACAACTAGATAGATTTACTCGTAGGGGAACTACTAAACTTAATCCTCAACAAGAAGCTCGTCTTATGATAGACGCTGAAAGAGAAAGATTAAAACTAATAGAAAAACAAGCAAAAATTAAAAAAGCTATAATTGATGCAGAAATGGCTATTTTAAAAGCAACTAATGTTACTTTAGAAAAACAAAAAGCTTTTGTAGGAATGACAGATTCTGAGGGTAATCAAATTACTGCAGCAGGAATAAATAGACAACTAGACAATGCTGCAGAAACATTAAAAGATACTATAGATGTAAATCTTAATAACTCAGCTATGGAATTTGGTATT